CCGCTGGTCAGTCGGTCAGGCGGAACGCAGGTGACACGGCATTCGAGGCGTACACACCGATTTCAAGCTTGGCGTGGGGGTCGCTCACAGGAACCCTATCAGCTCAGACGGACTTACAAAACGCCCTTAATGCAAAAATTGATCTTGTGTCGTACTCATACGCAGGAGGATTCTAAATGACAGCGACCCCGGTATTCCCACAGACGATTAAGAACGGTGCGGTTCAGATCGTTCTTGGTGATTCAACCACCATCTTGAAAACGATCTACACCGCAGGGGCGAATGGGTCGGTTATCTCGCAGATCAATGTTGGATCAAGCGACTCAAGTGCAAGGGATTTGCAGTTCTTTATCTCGATTGATAGTGCTGTTGCCGCAACGAACACGCTGACCAGCACAGGCACCAATGTCTCAAATGGCGACACGGTGACGATCGGATCAAAGGTCTACACCTTCCAAACCACCCTAACCAATGTCGATGGCAATGTGAAGATAGGGGCAACCGCCGCTCTCTCGCTGACCAACCTGTTCAACGCCATCAATGTCATATCGGGGCAGGGTGTTCCGGGCACAGACTTTGCAACGGCAATGACCGCCAACACTCAAGTTGTCGCATCAAACCCCTCATCGACTACCCTGTTCGTGAGAGCCATAACCGCAGGAACGGCAGGGAACTCGATTGCCTCGACAGAATCATCCGCACAGCTTTCGTGGGCTTCTGGATCAACCACGCTATCAGGCGGAACGGCAAGCTCGACCATCGACTACTTGCTCGCTACGGTTTCGTGTCCTGCAAACTCTGGATTCACCAACTCAGTTTCGCTCCTTACGATCCTCGACAATACGAGATTCGGCACTCAGCTTACTGATGCTCATGGGAACAAAATCCTCTATCTCGCATCAGGATCATCCCTAAGAGTCAAAGCTCTCACCGCCGTCACAGCAGCCAAAGCCATCAGTATCTTCTGCCAAGCCGGGGATTACTAATGTTCGGAGGGATGAACCCCAAGATCAAGGACATCTCCCTTGCCGATACTTCCCTGCTGCTGACGAGGGGAAGATCGGCTCTTGCCGTCAACGCGGCAGCTACGTTCACTTGGACCGGGCAACATAACTTCAATAGCTCGGTCTACATGAACAGTTTTCTTCAGGTCGGTGCCACCACCTACTTCTACACCTACCCCTACTTCTGGTACGGCTCGTACAATTACGGCACTTGGTATAACTACGGCTCGATGTATATGAACGGATGGACCGCTGGTTCAATCCCATTCATTGATGACTCGTACTACTTAAACCGGGATGCCGATGACTTCTTCCGCAACAACGCTCAGAAGCGGTACGGCTTTGGCATTGGAACGGGCGACACTCTTGAGGGTAAGGTTCACATCGTAGGAGCCACGGTCTGTGGCGGCACTCCAAACGCCTGTTCAACATTTGGAAGCGAAGGTGCTTGTTTGGCCCAAGCGGGATGCTCATGGTCAACCTATGGGTCATGCTACGTCTTTGGCGATGAAACCTCATGCAACGCCCAAGCTGGGTGTTTGTGGAGCGGTGGGTCATCGTGCTCTGTCTATAACGGCGACCAAACAACCTGTCAAGCTACAGGCGGTTGCTCTTGGGATGCAAACTACTCCGACTGTTCAGGATACAACGGAAATCAAGGCGGGTGTGAAGGTGCAAGCGGATGCACGTGGAACTCCAACACCTGCGGTTCATACGGCAACGCTTCCGACTGTAACAACGCCTCACCCTGTTCTTGGAACTACCAAGACTGCACGGACTTCAACGGCAACGAGGCGGGTTGTACAGGAGCTTCTGGTTGTACTTGGAACTACTCAGATTGCCACGCCTTTGACGGAACCGACCAAGCAACTTGTGAAGCCAACAGCGGTTGCACTTGGGATGGCGGTTCCAATGTGTGCAATGGGCAATACAACACCTCTTGTTCTGGTAGCTACGGCGGTTCTTGCGGAGGCGATAACTCCTATTGCTCCGGCTCGTACATTTCTGGCTACTCTTGCAACGGTACATATGGTGCGGGGTGCAACGAGAATTATGTCTGCAATGGAACACCAAACCCTTGTTCGACTTACTCAGCCACAGACGAAACAACCTGCGAAGCGCAACTCGGATGCGTGTGGGATCAGGAGCCGGCTCTCGTAGTCGACAAACAGCAGATCATTAAAAATATTCCAACCTCATCGGCAGGTCTGCCAACGGGGGCGATTTGGAACAACGGAGGAGTGCTTAACATTGTCTAAAATAACCGTGGCCGGCGATGTTGTGTACGATTACGATGCCCTCCAAATTCACGTCCAGGGGAGCGGAGAACATGGGACGAGATCTGCGATCATCATGGTCCCAACGAACCGAGGGATAGAGCAAGTCACCATAGCAGGAGAGGAGTTTAATTCTTTCTGGAGCAGCTTCTTAAATGACAAAGATGCTGTTAAAATACTTTTTGAGAAGAATGGGGTAGACGCCGATGTGGCAGACATTCCGGACGACATTCTTAACAAGGAGGCAGAGTGATTACTGAATTAACGGACAAAACAGTCGGAGATTTTATCAAACAGCCGGGCATGGCTGTGATCAAGGCATGGGGAGAGGGATGCATCCCATGTGTTGAGTACCTTCCCGCATTCAAAGAGGTCGCAGACTCCACCACAGGAGTGAGGTTCGGCACCCTCAAGGTCGCCAAAGACTCGCCCTCCAAATTCCGTAGAACCTACATGGTCGCCAAGAAAATCGGAGAACAAATCGGAACCCCGATGACCTTCATTTTCAAAGACGGCGTAGAGGTCCGGAAGCACTACGGGATCCTGCACGCCGACCTCCTCCGGCAGCTCATGAAATCCGACCTCGAGCAAGCGCCGGCCCGTCCCCAGGCCCCCCAACAAGGGCCGAGGGACATCACCAAAGCCCCGATCCAAGAGATCCAGGCCAGGGGGTTTACGCTCATGATGCAGATGAACGCCATCCAGAATGAGCTCCAAGTGATCAACCAAGAACTCGCCCGTCGCGGCGTCAAGTAGGAGAGGCAGACCATGAAAATCCTAAAGACAAGCATCAACACCGAGGGCATCGAGCTTAATCCAAACGAGAAAACCAAATCGCCGACCCAGCTCGTGCTCACCGTCGTCGACGCGATGGTCCAATCGTACATGCAGGTCAAGGGCGGATTCGACGAAGGCGACAGAAAGATGTGGTACAAGATCGAGGACGCGTTCGACGCGGCGATCAAGGCCGGGGCCGAGGAAGTCGCTCTCGATGACAGCTGGATGGGCTGGCTTAAAAAGGTCCGGGCCGAGGCCAAGATGCGGCCCGTCAAGCTGATGCGCCGGATCGATGAGATGTTGGACGCCGTGCAGGACAGATAAATTATGCCAACCCCTCGCAAGTATTACCGCAAGGGGTCGGGCTGGGTCGAAGAACAAAGGTCAAAACCGCGTGTTGAGGAGAGCGGGAAGATGCATCCGATTATAAACAGCGTCGCATCCGGGGTCATTACAGCAGCCATCGTGGCCGGCGGTACACTCCTGGCCACAAGCGAGGCGAGATCGCGTGACACCGAGAACCTTAAAACCGCGGTCACGACGACACAGGCCCAATCACAAGAGAACTACACGACCGTCCGCCAGCACGACCAGGCCATCCAGACCATCAACAGCCAGCTCACCGAGATCAAATCCACCCAGGAAACCGTAAGAAAAGAGAATCGCGAGGACATGGCTGCCCTTGCGAAGAAGCTCGATGGGATCTCCGTGGCTGTCAACCGCTCTCGTTAACCAACAAAAAGGAGTAGATATGAACTTCATCAACGGAATCTTTAAGCCGATCAACGATTGGCTGAACGGCAAGAAAATGATCATCGGAATGATCGCCGGAACGGGCGCGTTCCTTTCGGCCGTTGCCGTTATCCTGGGCGACGGGATCCAGGCGTCCGATGGCACCGCGCTTTTGACAGCGTTCGGCGTCTGGATGACCGCGATCGGCGCCGGCCACAAGCTCCAGAAGATGGAAGCTGGGGTTAAAAACATCCTGGGAAAATAGATTGGGACGCCCTCCGGGCCGCCTATCACGCGATCACCGCGCTGATAGACATCAAAACCAACACAACGGTTTCGATGGGGCCTGGGGAGATCCCGATTTATAAGGACCCGACCAGCGGGCAGGAAGTCGGGGGAGAGCAGTACGTCGGCATCACCGTGGTCTACGGTAAGACCGGGATGACCGAGCAGGAGAAGCTCGACTACCACCGCGAGATCAAGGACCACTTCACGGCGGCCAAGCTAAGGGTCGTCGAAGAAAAAGATGAGGCCGGAAACTTTGTGGCGATCCGAGGGATCAGCGAAACAAAGACGAGCTTCTGAAAGATAAAAGAGCCCGTCGCCTTCTGCCGGTGGATGGCGCCTCTTTCCCCTCGCGACGCCTTGAGTGTCCGGGGGGTTCTTTATTTATGCGAACAGATCCCCAGCCAGCTTCTCCCCGCGCTCGGTCAGCATGATCCGCAGCGCCACCTGGTGAGCACACTTCCCGCGGGCGCTATACACCTGGCAGGAACAGCTGAACGTCCCGTCGCCGACCCGGCTCATCCGGTAGACGGTCGAGTTATAGCCGGGGATCGGCCGGACCTCGTAATGATGCGAGGCGGTGGCCGGGGCTGAATCGATCAGCTCGAGATCAACGAGCGCCCGGATCTTCCGGTCGACCTTCTCACCGAGCCGGCGCTCGGTTTCGTCCCACCATTGCAGGGTTTTCATTTGGCCTCCTTCGTGAAGAACCATGCCTCGAGCTCGGCCTTGCTGCAGCGCCACCGGCCACCGACCTTTTTGAGCGGCGGGATCTTCCCGGCCTTGCACCAGCGGTAAAGGGTCATTTCGTGGAATCCGAGATACCGACCGACCTGTTGGAGCGTCATGATGTCGCTCATCGGACGGGCCTCACCTTGAAGCCGGGCATCATCCGGGCGATCCCGCGGGCTTGCCAGGCGTTCCATACCGGATTTTTGATCCACAGCGTCGTCGGGCCCGGCTCCCACGGGATGTGACGCGGCCCCTTCTTGGGCAGGTCATCATAAGGCGAGCAGGACACGTCCGGTCCGGAACACCGACTAACCACCTGGGCCGGCTTCTTACTCGGCATCGGACACCTCCATGAAGTGACGGACGTTTTTAAGCCAATGACGGTTTAACCCGCTGGGATCGTTCGCAGCTCCGACCGGGGCATACCGCCGCGCCAGGAACTCCAAGTAGTCCCCAGGACGGCCCGCCTGGATCCAACGGAAGTAGTTATTCCGGACCGTGTTGTAGCAGACCTCCCGGCATTCCTCGTACCCGGAACAGGGGACAGACAGGATCCCGAACGGCTTCCGGGCCCGCGGACCTCCCTCCGCCCGGTAAATCGCCCCCACGATCTGGCCCCAATAGGGCGCCATATGCGCGGAAAGCTCGGAACGGGTCATCGGGGCGGGCTCCCAGGCAAGGGCCGGCGTGGGGCAAGCCAGGGCACAAAACAGGGCAATAAAGCCCATCATCCGCCAGGCCCCCGCCCGCTTCTTCTGGTCCTGGCGAGCAGGACAGAGCCGGCACGAACGATCCCGGTAGGTGTTCTCACCGTCAAACCAGGCCGTCCAGCAACCCCAAGCATGAACCCCAAGCCAGCACAACACCCTATGCATCAGCATCTGCCTACCCCCCCTATTTTGAGAACCGGATCTCCCACAGCCACGGATTAAACCGGGAATCGCACACGCTATCCCCGTAAAGCTCGTCCCAATAACCCGGCAGCGTCACGTCCGCCGAGCTCACGATCCGCACGGATTGGGTCCGCGCATGCACGAAAACGTCCAGATTGCCGTCCAGATAGAACAGGATTCCGTGACCAGGCGCGGCCAGCGGGCACGGGTAGTCCTCCTCACAGACCCGGACCTGGTCCCCGAACTCAAGCCAGCCACCAGAGAAGGCCGTGGGCTGCGGTGTCATGGGCGCGTAAACCCGATCCAGGGTGCCCAGGAATAGCTGCATCGCCTGGTCGGAGTGGAGGCGAAAGTGGTGGTACTTCACTCACGCCCCCAGGCCGGGTTGTAAAAGCGCCGATTGAACAGCCGCCGGAGGACGTAGGACCGCACGATCGAGATCACCGTGAACCACAGGCCGATCATGAGATTGGACCGGAACGGAACGTGGATCCCGAACAGCGGGAAGATCAGAACCTGGCTGGCGACCGCGACGCCGTACCCGATCGCCACGTTTGCCAGGGATTCAACGAAGGACATGCGGCGGGATTGGGTCATGGCTTCCTCCGGCCGCATTTGCAGACTCGGAACGTTTCGGACGGCGCGAAGTCCTCATGCAGCACGATCGAGAACCGGCAGCGGCGGTGGCGCTTCATTTTGACAACACCAGAAGCTCTTCAGACGCGCGGGTCACCGCCGTATAAACCCATCTGGCGTGGTAGTCGTCGTTCCACGCGCCGCGCTCTTCGACCAGGACCACCTTCCTGGCCTGGGAACCCTGGGCCTTGTGGACCGTGACGGCATACCCGAAGTCGAACAGGTTCCCCATTTTGTATACGTTCCAATCCTTCGGCACGTCCCGCTGGCCGAATTGGAACCGGGATACGTCACCCTCAAAGACCGTCCCGTCGTCCATTTGGATCTTGACCAGGTAGAGCTCGGCGCCGTCGGACTTGATATCTTTAAGGATCCCGGTCTGGCCGTTGAAGATCCCGGCCTCCCGATTGTTGCGGAGGCAGATCACCTTCTCGCCCTTCACCGGAGCCGCGGACGCGATGTTCATCCGCTGGCGGTAGAACTTATTCAGATAGCACCGCGTCGAATTGAACGCGCAAAGATAGAGCGCGTCCTTGTCAAAGCACTCCTCAAGGGCCGGGAACAGGGACGGGACGACCCGCTTCTCAACGCCAGGACCGTATTCGCCAGGAGCGATTGATCCGTTCCGACGGGCCTGGACGGACACACCGATGATGGGATTGCCCTCCGCCTGGCGGTGAATCTTCTCCAGACGGACGTCGGGCTTCTCCATGAGGTTGAAATCACCCTTCACCGGAGGAAGCTGGCCGTGGTCGCCGACCGCCATGATCGGGATCCCGAACTTTTCAAGGTCCTTAAAGAGAACCTCGTCGACCATGCTGGCCTCATCTACGACAATGAGATCCGCGTCGAGCGATGGGTTGCGCTTCCAGCGCTTCACGACCCCGTCCTTCACAACCGGCAAGTAGATCAGAGAATGGATCGTCGAGCAGGTGTCGCCGTCCTCGAGCTCGACCTTCGACGCCAGGATCTGCGCGGCCTTACCCGTGAACGCGCAATACGCGACCCGGATCTGGCGTTCGGTTCCGGAGCGGATCCGCTGGATGATGTACCGGCAAACGGTGCTTTTTCCGGTCCCGGCAAACCCAGCCAGCTTGATCAGCTTCCCGCCGCTTTGCCACCAATGCAGGATCGTACCAGCGGCGAGCTCTTGATCGGGGGACAGGGTGATGAGATCCATTTTTTCTCCAAAAAGTGAGCCGGGGTTTGAGGTCCCCCGGCTTGGGGTTTACTTCTTCGCAGCCGGCGCGGCGCCCAGCTTCTCGGCCTCGGTGATGCAGTCCTGCTCGAACAGAGAAGGGGCCCCTTCCTGGGAGGCCATGAGCGTCTCGAGCTTTTCAAGTGGGACGATCACCCAATCCTCCTCGACCGCCTTCCAGGACCGGGTGTTCAGACGCTTGAACACGATCTCCTGGCGGAGATCCTTCTCCTTCGCCGTGGATCCGGGGAAGTAGTGCATCAACATCCCCTGGAGCTCCTCGACCAAAATCCCGCGGCGCCGCGCCCGGTTCTGCCGGTCGGTGTTCCCAAAGTCATCAAAGACGGCCTGGGAATTGCGCGACACGTCCACGCCCAGCTGGACCCCTGCGAGGTTCAGCATATTGATGTGGGGTAGGAAATTCTCAAAGACCGGGTTCCGGAAGTCTTTGGAATCGATGAGATCAAAGCGGTCCTTTACGACGTGGCACACGCGCGTGTAAGTGCCGTTCCCCTCGTCACCCTCGTACACCTTCTCCATTTCAAGAAGGAGCGACGGCTCGTACCCGCCCTCCGACTCGGTCCGCATTTTGGTGCCGACCTTATTCGCCACCTTTCGGGTCTTGCCGTCCTTGATCTCCTCGGTGGTCTCGTAGATCGCGGCGGCCCGACCGCACATGATCATATGAAGATCCGAATTGACGAAGGCGTCCGTCCACCGCTGCCATTCCTGCTTAAGCGGCTTCCAGTCCCAGATCTCGATGAACTTCTGGCGGGTCTTGGTGAGATACGCCCGCTGGAAGTCGTCCCAGATGTGGGTGATCGAATCCGTGATCATGATCGACGCCTCGCGCTCGGCCTCCGCGGTCGCCGCCAGGAGATCCGGGAAGGACCTGGATTTAAGGACGACGAGTGGGACACCCGCTTTTTTGAACTGCGGGACGACGTAGTCCGACCCGGTTTCAGTATCGATGAACGCGACCGGCTTCTTGGCTCCGATCATTTGATAAAGCCCGATCGCAATGAGCGACGCCGTGAACGTTTTCCCGGATCCGGTCCCGCCATAGATCCCGCACTTCAACTTGGCGGCTCCAGCTCCGTCTGCATTTTGGAAAAGTGACATGGCTATTTTTGCTCCTTCAGAGTTTCGATGTGGCCGCATTTAATACAAACGCGCTCACGCCGGTTTACAGTAAACACCTGGACGATCCGATCCTTGCGCTGCTCCTTGCGGGTGTACACCTGGCCAGATCCACAAGAGGAACAGCGGGGCTCGTTTTTCTTTTCATACGGTACGGTTTTGGGTTTCATGGGCGCTCCTTTTGGTTGCTTCAAGTTAACTAAAAAAAGAAAAAAAGTCAAGCGAAGCCGAGGAAGTGCTTCCCCGCTTCATTCAACCCGTCGACCACTTTCGCCTTTGCCTTGCACATGACCCGATGCTGAACACAGTCCGCGATCCACGCGTCGAAGTGCTCCGATTTAAACTCGAACAGCGGGACCTCAAGCTTAAAGACGATGTCACAATGCGGGCAGCCCGCGACGTAGTTCGTCCGAGGCCCAGGGCCCGTCGGCATCCCGCCGCGAAGATCGATGATGATCGCCATTACTCCACCCCCAGGTATTCGCGGATCCACTTCTCACGGTACGAGGTCCACTCCTGCTGGAGATCCGAATGCTCCCGGATCGCCCGCCAGAGGATATCGGACTTTTTGGTAGGAAGGCAGCCGAGATCCCCGGTCAAGCTGTCTTCCTTTTTGGGGCCTGGCATGAGGTACTCGACCAGGAAGCCGGCGCGGTACTCGTCGTCCTTTAAGGAACCGCCGAAGAAGAAGTCCTCGAGCTTCTCGTCGTCGGGGCGATCATCGAACGCGTCGGCGCCGCGCTGCCAACGGTCCTGCCCCGCCAGGTAGCGGTCGAGATCCCGTTCCACCGGGTCCCCGCTCACTTGGAAAGCCCCAAGCTGTGGAGCTTGAGCTCGGCCAGGAGATCGACACACGCCTTCTTGTGGCGGTTCACTTCGCGCATTTCGCGGCGCTGCTCGGCAGCTGAATAAACGAACGAGTCGATCCCGGTGATCATGTCGCGCAGCCCGAGCTTGATCACGGTGGTGACCATCTGGAGCTGTTTTTCAGAGATACGTTTCATTTGGATCCTCCTCGGTGTTTTGCGAACAGGAACAGTATCGCATAAAAAAAAGAAAAAAACAAGTCCCGTCAAAAAGAAAGATATTGCAGCCACCGTTCGTAAGGACCGGATCTTGTATTCGTCCGTGAGATCGAGAAAAACAGTAGTAGATTCAACCCAATGTGGACAATTGCCTGTGGACAACCAATTATTTGAGAGATAGACTCGCCTGTGGATAAGTGATATCCTGCCTGTGGATTTATGGGGATAACCTGCGGACAAAACCAGCCAAGACACATCTTCGAGCCGATAAAATCGGTCAACCCGACCAATATCACCGGCATCAGCGGATATATTACTAACTGCACAAGATGCTCGGATTGGATCATTGTTAGGCACCGGATCCCGGTCCGATGTGTCCATTGCCAGGCCATCGCCGTCCGAGAGGAATCTAAGGACATGAGGAGATTTTATAGAAGCTCGCAATGGCGGAAGATCCGGCAGCTAACTTTTGAGCAAAAAGGAAGGTGGTGTGTTTACTGCTCACAACCTGCGACGCACGTCGATCACCAAACCCCCATATGTAGGGGTGGGACAAACAGTCCAGAGAACCTGGAGCCGGTCTGCGGACAATGCAATATTCAAAAGTTTAAATTCACTCACCAAGAGTTTTTAGACATTCTAAAAAGAAGGCGCGATAAGTTGACGACAAGCAACCAATGATGGTATTATTCCAAACATGAAACACTACTACACGATCCCGGAGATTGCCAAGATACTCAAGATCTCCAGGCAAGCGGTCGACAAGCGGCTCCAGAAAGAGCCGATTTTTTTTGTCCGTTTTGGGCGGGTGCGCGTCGTAAAGAAGGCGGACGTCGTCAAGATCATGATGCAGGAGAGGAAAAAGTGAACAACCCAGAGTGGACCGAGCACTCGTCTGCAGCCGTGAAATGCCGGGCCTGTCCGGCCAAGATCGTCTGGATGAAGTCGGCAGCGACCGGCAAGAACGTGCCCGTGAACGCTGACTCGATCCCGCCGGGTACCAAGTCGCTGGTTTTTGACCGGACGACCATGACCGCGCACTTCGCAACCTGCCCAGCCGCCGGGCAATTCAGAAAGCCAAAAAAATGACCTTCCAGCGCTGGCGCAAGATCAAGATCCGACCGAACGACGTCTTATATTCCAAGATCATCCGACACGGACGGGACCGCTGTATCCGCTGCAATTTCGTCCGGGCGCTCCAGGCGTGCCACATCATGGAACGGGGAAACGAAACGACCCGGTACTGCCTGGATCCCAGGAACGCGGTGCCCATGTGCGCGACCTGCCACAGCTGGTTCGACACCCACAAGCAGGACGCCCTACTTTACGACCCGACAAAGCGGGTGTTTAACCACACCCAGGAATCCTACACGTTCCTCGTTGAGCGCTGTGGATACACCTGGAACCAGCTGGAGAAGCTCTACTGGAGCAATCAAACCCTTTCAATGCCAAAAAAGATGCATGAGGAGCACGCCGGCATGGTCCTCCGCCAAACAGCAAAGGAGCTCGGGATCCTATGACAAAAGAGAAAATCGATACGCTGAAGCGCCTGGAGAAAATGGTCCGATGCTCGATCGTGACGGACGAAACGATCCTGAGGCAGAAATCGGATCCGGTGTCAAAGGCGTGGGTGATCGAATCGAAGCTCGACCAGGTTCTCCAGCAAGCCGTGAAAGCCGGCTGGACCACCGGCGCCGCGATCGCCGCGATCCAGATCGGCGTCCGCGCGCAATTCGCGTACTACGACTTCGACATCCCAGAGCTCAAGCCAGGTCTCAAGAGGGTCCAAAACGGGATCATGCAGGAGGACGGAGTGATCCGCCAGCTGGATCCGAAGAACGACATCGTCAACGTCCACTTCGGCCCGGTCTTTCTGCTGAACCCGTTTTTTAAGTCCAAGAAAAACCTGGTCCGCGTCGAGGCCGAGGGATGCCTTTCGATGCCGAACAAAAGATATTCCACCTGGCGGTTCAACGAGGTCACCGTTTACAACGCCTGGGACGCGAGCGAGATCACGGCGACCGGCTTCGCGGCGTGGGTCCTGCAGCACGAAATCGACCACATGAACGGAATGCTTTGCAAGGACCGCTGTGACATCGAGCGGAACGGACCGTGTCCTTGCGGACAGCCGGTCAAGGCCAAGAAATGCTGCGCGAAATGACGGACGAACCGATCCTCACCTTCGCCAAGTGTATGTCCTGCGACTTCAAGTGGACGTCCCTCATGCCGGACGGATGCCAGGACGAGGACGCGCCGCTCGAGTGCCCCAACTGCCACCGGATGCAGGGCGTATCAATCGACGCTCCGATTTACGAGATCGGGCCTCACCGGCAGACCGCGGAGTGGGGGCGCCAGGCGATCTGGACCCTGGCCTGGGTGCTGATTTTCATGCTCGGCTGCGCCGTTTATGCGGCCGTGTTTTTCGATCACTATGACCACCAAACCACGACAACGGAGGCAGACCATGTCGGACAATAAGCAGATGACCATCCAGGCGAAGTACGTCTTTTCCAAAGAGGAAAAAACCGAGATCGCCACCAAGCTGGCCCAGCGCCAGGGTGAGAGAACGGACGCGGAGCTCGAGAAGCGCACCGTCCTCGCCAGCTTCCAGGACAAGATCAAGCGGATCATCCTGGACATCGAGCGCCTTTCCCGCGGCTACCGCGACGGATACGAATATCGGCAGTTCGAGGTCTACGAGATCCTCGACTACAAGAAACGCGAGAAGCTTTACAAGTCCGTGATCGACGGCACGGTTGTGGACCGGAAGCCGTTCGCGCCGGGCGACGAGCAGCGGAAGTTCGCATAACCAGGAGGCAGACCATGAGATCACCCATCACCCAGAACCACACGCTCGACCACAACGGCAAGCCCGCCGGCGGAACGACCTTCGGCACCGGCTTTGCGATCGGCTGGCAGAACGGCCCGCTCGGCCGAGGCGAGGAACGGATCCCCCAGAACGGAGCGTTCGTCGAGGACATCATCCAGGCCGCGATCGGCCGGATCCACTTCTACCAGACCAACGGCTTCGCCTGTGGCGAGAACGCCGAAGCCCTGGTTCACCTGCACAAGGCGGCGGCAGCCCTTGATGAGCGGACCAAGCGCCGGGAAGCCGCCGGGGTCGAAGGCACTCACACGCTGGCCGCCGGCGACACAACGAAGGAATCCTAACATGGCCAAACAAACCAGCACCGGATATGCCCCGATCGACGCCGACAACGGCAAGCTCTGGGCCCAAAACTGCGACGTCGCCACGCGCCATCAGCTGTTCATTTACGAAACCGCCGAGGCCGCGGAGGCCCACAAGGTCTGCCAAACGGATCTGGTCAAGGAGATCACGCTGACCTGGGACGACGGGAAATGAAGGCCCTCGCCCCGCTCTTGTTCTTCGCGCTGATCATCGGAGGATGCCTGGGAATCGGATGGTTCTACGCCACCCAGGAAGCCCGCGTGTTCAACAAGTTCTCGACCCACGACCAGAAGGCGACGATGTGGGACGCGATCTTTGCGAACCTTCGGGTGGAGGCATGCTCGTGAAGAAGCGGCCGAAGCACAGGGATCACGTTATCCCCCACGGGCTCGGACCGCTGATGAGGATAGCCGCGGAGCTGGGAGCAAAGACCGCCAAACAGATCAGCGACGCCAACGACGAAGCGATCGCGCGGATCACGGGGATCCCCACGACCAAGAAGGACCACCGCGAGCTGCACAAGTTCTGTGCAGACGCGGCCTTCTGGGGTCGTGGGATGATCCACGTCAGCACCAAGAACGGGAAGCGGGTCCTCAAGCACATCCCGATGGACCGCCCGGCCCCGGACTTCGATGAGCCGGCCCAAAGGGATATGGACCGATACCTCACAACCAGGCCGTGCAAGCGGAGGAACACGCGATGAGCAAAAAGCACGTGATGATACTGCTGACGGTCGCAGTCACGCTGGCGCCGGTCTATTGGATCTGGCTCGTTTTCTGGGTCGGACACCTGCTGGGTTTTGGATCGGCGCTGCTTTGGTGGCATTTCCCATACGTGATCACATCCATGATCGGCCTATTCGCGCTCTTGATTTTGGCCGTCGTGGTCTGGTCGGTATGGGACGATCGGACATTCTGATGTGCTGGTGCAGACCCGAGATCAGAACGCCCCAATGCAACCGGCCAGGATGCCATCCTCCGGCCAAGCCAAAGCACCCGACCTTCTACGACACGGTGACATCCAGCCCGCAATGGAAGGCGTGGGAGGCGGAGCAGACCAGGCGGCAGGAATGGTGGTCCAAGAACCCAGAAACCAGGGGCGTCGGACCGCTGTTGTACGACATGGCCGAAGTCATGGAATGCGGCTGGATCAGCGCGGAGCACTTCCAGGCGTTTCTGGACTTCACGATCTACAACAAAACCATGCGGAAGTTATAATATATTTATAAGAGAGTACGGAAAGTACCAAAACACGTAGAATCGATGAACGACAAAATCCCGATCGCCGAGCTGATCCTGGCGACCTACAACCCGCGGAAGATCCGGCCCGACGAGTTCTTGAACCTCAAGCAATCCATCCAGCAATTCGGGATGGTGCAGCCGGTGACGGTGAACAAGGACAGGACCGTGATCGCCGGCCACCAGCGGATCGCGGCATGCCAGGAGCTCGGGATGACCGAAGTCCCGTGCTTTATCATCGACGTGGACAAGGACACCGAGCGGGTTCTGAACATCGCCTTGAACCGGATCGGCGGGGAGTTCGACGAGGACAAGCTCCGGGAGATTTTGAAGCAGCTGTCGATGGAGCAGCTCCAGCTGACCGGGATGAGCGACCGGGACCTGGCCGAGCTTTTGAGCCAGGAACCGGAACCGGAGGACAAGGACGAGGAGATGGACAAGGCGCCCAGGACAGCGGTGACGACGCCGCTGGGAACCATTTACCAGCTCGGCCGCCACCGGCTGATGTACGGCGACTCGACGAATCCGGACCACATCAAAGCGCTCATGGCCGGCCAGGAAGCAAAGATGGTGTTCTCCGACCCGCCTTATAACGTCAACTACAAGGGCGAAGGAGAGAACACGGACGAGGGGATCGAGAACGACGACATGACCGAGGCCGACTTCGCGCTGTTCTGCGACAAGTTCATGCAGCGGTACCAGGAATCCATAGCCAATGGCGCCCCCGTTTACTTCTGCTCCGGATGGTCCAGCTACCCGGCCTTTAAGAAGGCCCTCGAGGATCACGGCTTCAAGTTCAGCGGGGTTATAATCTGGGTCAAGGAATCGGCCAGCATGGGCTGGAACGATTACCGCTACCGCCACGAATGGATCATGAAGGGCGAGAAGGGCACCAAGAAGAAGGGCGTCCCGATCCTGTACGGCTGGAAGCGCGGCAGCCATTACTTCCGCGACACCCGCGACGAAACCGACGTCTGGGAGGTCCCGCGCAAGGCCGCCGGCAAATACTTCCACCCGACCGAGAAGCCGGTCTGGCTGCCCATGAAGGCGATCCAGAACAGCACCAGGCCGGGCGAAATCGTCCTGGACCTCTTCGGCGGATCCGGATCCACCATGATCGGGGCCGACCTTACGAACCGGGTCTGCTACACCTGCGAGCTCGACCCCAAGTTCGTGGACGTCATCATCCGCCGCTGGGAGAACCTGCACCCGCGGGAAAGCGTGGAGATCATCGAACCATGAACGTCACCTACGCCGGGCGCCGGGTTTACGGCATCGCCAGGTCCGGAGGCGGGATGAGCGCCGGGGACTACGGCACCGACCCTTCGGGGAAGTGGTTCGTCTGCGCTCCCGTGGACGGTTACAAGGGCGTCTACATCCCGGATCGCATGGTCGTGGAACACCCGAACGGCACGATCACGGTCAAGGCGGCGCTCTCAATCCCAGGCAAGGGCAAGCCCACCTGGGTGGGGCGGCTTAAGAACGGGGAGTGGACCCGCGGTGATTGACGACACCCAGACACCCCAGCCGTCTGCACCGGAGGGCCCGCCGTTGAAAGATCCAGGCGAAATGACCCCTGTGCCCACCCCCCCGGCCCAAAAGCCCGAAACGGACAAGATCCGGCCCAGCTACACCAAGAAGGCCGTGGACGACATTCTGACCGTGCTCAAGAGCGGCGGGAAACGATACGAAGCGTTCACCTGGGCCAGGATCAGCAAAAACGCGTTCTACGAATGGTTGCGGGAGATCCCAGAGTTCCGGGAGCAGGTCGAGGCGGCCGAGGCCGGGACCAGGGTCTACGCGATCAGTCAGCTTTGGAAGGGCGTCCGGGCGGGCAACAGCGTGGACGTCCGGTTCTGGATTGAGCGCAACGTGCCCGGATGGCGGCCGGCTCCGTCCACCGTCGTCAAACAGTCCAACACCACCCACGTCCACAATCACGCCGAGAACGTGAAGAAGGCCCGCCAACGTGTCTATGAACGAACCGGACGACGACCAGCTGGATCCGGAAGCCCCGCCGCCGGCTGACGCGCCGGACGTGGGGACCGAGCTCGCCGACTTCACCACCGACCCATACGGGTTTGTGCTCTACGCCTTCCCGTGGGGCGAGGGTGAGCTCGAGGGCTACGACGGCCCGGACGAATGGCAAACCAAGATCCTCAAGGCAATCTCCGAAGGGGTCATAACCCCGACCCAGGCGATCCAGATCGCCGTCGCCTCCGGCCACGGGATCGGCAAGTCCGCGCTCGTCGCCTGGATCATCCTCTGGGCGATCTCCACGTTTGAGGACACGAAGGGCGTCGTCACAGCGAACACCGACACCCAGCTGCGAACCAAGACCTGGCCGGAGCTGGCGAAGTGGCACCGCATGTTTATCGGCAAGGACCTGTTCACGCTCACCGCGACCGCGATCTACTCCTCGCAGCCGGAGCACGAAAAGACCTGGCGATTCGACATCATCCCCTGGAGCGAGCACAACACCGAAGCGTTCGCCGGCATGCACAACAAGGGCAAGCGGGCGGTCGTGATCTTTGACGAGGCATCCGCGATCTCGGACAAAATCTGGGAGGTCACCGAGGGTGCGCTCACCGACTCCGACACCGAGATCCTCTGGGTCGCATTCGGAAACCCGACCAGGAACACCGGCCGATTCTTCGACTGCTTCAACAAATACCGGCACCGCTGGACCCAGATGCAGATCGACTCGCGCACGTCGAAGCTCACCAACAAAGAGCAGATCAAGAAGTGGGTCGAGGACCACGGCGAGGACTCCGACTTCGTGCGCGTCCGCGTCCGGGGAGTTTTCCCGTCGAGCTCCGATCACCAATTTATAAGCAGCTCGATCGTCGAGATGGCGCGAGGCAAACACCTGCGGCCGGAGCAGTACAATTTCGCACCGAAGGTGATCGCGCTTGACAACGCCTGGACCGGCGGTGACGAGATCGTGATCATGCTGCGGCAAGGGCTGATCGCAAAGGTTCTCGCCAGCTACAAAAAGAACGACGATGATTTTTACATTGCCGGACAGCTCGCATATTTTGAGGACCAGGAAAAAGCGGACGGCGTGTTGATCGATCTCGGATACGGCACCGGCGTCTACTCCGCGGGCAAACAGATGAAAAGAAATTGGATCCTCGTGCCGTTTGGCGGCGGATCCCCGGACCCAGGATTTATCAACCTGCGCGGGCACATGTGGAACCAGATGAAGAAATGGCTGCGCGAGGGCGGAGCGATCCCGAACCACCCGACGCTGTGTTCGGACTTGATCGGGCCGGAGGCGTATGTCATGGCGACCGGACCACACGCCGGGAAGATTTACCTCGAGAGCAAAGAGGACATGAAGAAGCGCGGCGTCGCGTCCCCGAACTACGCCGACGCTCTCGCGCTCACGTTTGCAATGAACGTGATGCCGAAGAATCAACACGTGAACATCGAGAACCGGCCATACGATCCGTTCCGGTCACACCCTCAAGCAACTACCAACAAGCCATACGATCCTTACGCGTAATTTAGCGGCTCTTGTGTTTTAGAAAGCGATTCGCTACAATCTGTAGTGGGGTCGGCAGAACCTCGTTAAACCAACGGGAGGATTCTGCCGATGTGCATTTTTGGTGGTGGTCAAAAGAAACAAGAGCTCCCGCCCCCGACTCCTCCGCCGGCTCCGCAGCCGACTCCCGTCCCCGCTGAAACTTCTCCGACAGAAACAGCCGACCAGCGCAAGCGCCGCGTCGACTCGCTCCGTTACGGCGTTCTCTCCACGATCAAAACAGGCCCGCAAGGAACGACCGGCGCTGGACCCGATCTCGCGTCAGCGCAAGCCGGCGGGTTCTTCGGCGGACCCTTCAAAAAGAATCTCGGATCATGACGACAGCCGTGTTTCAGCCGTACCAGAAGAAATTCGGGTACATGAAACAAGAGCACCAGAGCTGGGCCCCGGCCCTCCTGGAGCTTTCGCAGTTTTGTAATCCCACGCGCGGCTTCTTCTCCGGCATGACGCCGAACAACGGGAAGAAGATCGATCACCGTCTCCTGCTCGACAGCCACGCCCGCCGCGCCGTCCGCACCCTTGCGAGCGGAATGGTGTCGGGGCTCACGTCACCGTCCAGGCCGTGGTTTGCGATCGGCGTCCCGGACCAGGAGCTCAAGGACAACGACGAAGTACGCGAGTGGTGCGACATCGTCGAGAACATTTTATTTGACATTTTCTCGCGCTCCAATATCTACGGCGCCCTGCATTCCATGTACGAGGAGATCGGGACCTTCGGTACCGCCAGCTTGATGCTGATGGAAGATTTCGAGCAAGTCATCCGCGCCAGGTCGTTCACCGCCGGGGAATATTTCCTGGCATGCGACGCCAAAGGCCGCGTCCGGACTTTCGCCCGCGAGTTCTTCATGACCGTGTCGCAAGTGATTGACGAGTTCGGATTCGAGAACGTCAGCGCCAGCATCAAGGCCGCGTACCAGAACAAGCAGACGGAAATGTGGGTCAAGATCAACATGCTGATCGAGCCCAACACCGAGCGCGAGCCCGGCTACCAGGACTTTAAGAACATGCCCTTCCGCGCCCTCTATTGGCAGGAAGGCGAAACCTTCACGCTACTCCGCCAGGACGGATTCGAGGAGTTCCCCGTGCTCGCGCCGCGCTGGGACACGACCACCACCGCCGACGCCTACGGCCGCGGGCCCGGATGGGACGCGCTGGGTGACGTGAAGATGCTCCAGAAGGAGCAGCGCATGAAGCTCGAGGGCATGGACAAGCGGAACAACCCGCCGGTCCAGCAGGACTCATCGATCGACGGCGACGCCCAGACGATGCCCGGCGGCGTGACCCGATACAACGGGCTCGTCGGACCGAACGCTGGAGTTCGCGCGGCGTACCAGATCGACCCGGCGGTGCGCGAGATGCGCGAGGACATCAACGACTGTAAGCAAGCGATCTCCGCGGCTTTTTACGCCGACCTTTTCTTGATGTTCATCAACGACACCGGCGGCAAGATGACCGCCACCGAGGTCGCGGAGCGCCAGAGCGAGAAGCTGCAGGTTCTCGGACCCGTGCTCGAGCGCCTGGAGAACGAGCTCTTGAGCCCGCTGATCGAGCGCACCTTTGCGATCGCCAACCGGATGGGCCTCATCCCGCCGGCGCCGAAGGTTATGCAGGGAGCCGACCTCAAGATCCGATACATCAGCATTCTGGCCCAGGCCCAGAAGATGGTGGGTGCGACGGCCATGAGCCAGGTGCTCGGATTCGTCGGGAACCTTTCGCAGCTGGATCCGGAAACGGCCGACATCATCGACACCGACGAAACGGGCCGGATCTACGCCGACAACCTGGCGACCCCGGCCAAGATGATGAGAAGCCGGGACAAGGTCGAAGCCCGCCGCCAGGCCCGCGCCCAGGCCGCGCAACAGGCCCAGCAAGCGCAGATGGCGATGGCCGCGGCGAAGGCCGGAAGGGACGTGGCAGGGGCCGCCAAAGACCTCGGTATGACCCAGGTAGGCCAGAACAGCGCCCTTGACGCGACACTCGGGGCGATCACCGGAGCGCAGCCGTAATGACGGACGACCTGGAACCCAAAGACATATACGGCGACGAGGACAAGAAAAAGACCGTCGACCAGCGCAAGGAAGCGGAGCGTATCCGCAAGCGCCACATTTCAGACGTCCGCAAGGTCCTCGGGACCGTCGAAGGCCGGCGGATTTATTGGGATCTCCTCAAGGAAACCGGGGTGTTCCGCAATTCTTTTTCAGCCAACGCGAACCAGACCGCCTTCAACGAAGGGCGCCGGGACGTTGGCCTTGCGATTTTGGCAGACGTGAACAAGGCAGACTCGGACGCGTACCCGCGCATGCAGCGTGAGTATTGGTCCGAGAGGCAGAAAAACCAGGAGGCAGAATGACAGCACCGGCAGATGTAACCCCAGCAGTTTCTCCCGCAGCTCCCGACCCCCAGACACCAGCTGCGCCCGTGAGTGCCGCGGTGGTTAAGCCCGTCCCCGACGCGCTTAAACCCGCGGAGCCCGCACCCAAACCGGACAGCGCGAAAGCGACTCCGGCGCCCGATGCGAGCAAACCGACCGACCCGAATGCTAAACCCGATCCGATACCGCCCGTGGTCCCGGAGAAGTACGAGCTGAAGGCCCCGGAGGGGATGGAGATCGACGCTCAACTCGTCGAAGCCGTCACCCCGGTGTTCAAGAAGCACGGACTCACCCAGGAAGCGGCGCAGGAGATCGCGGATATCCACGCGGCTCATGTGAAAACGGCAAAGGAGGCGCAGGACCAAGCGTTCAAGACCATGACCGAATCCTGGAAGCAGGAAACGATCAAGGCCCTGGGCGCCGAGCACGTCGAGCAATTGGCCTTTGCGGCAAAGACGAGAGATCGTTTTCTGTCCAAAGAAACCAACGAGCTCCTCGAAAGCACAGGTCTTGGGAACCACCCGAAAGTCGTCTCGGACTTTATCAAACTCGGCAAGGCGATCAGCGAAGGCCGACTGGTCGACGGAGCGAGGGGCCCGCAGGGCGCCACTCCGCAGACCTTGTTCCCATCCATGCAAAACCCATAAGGAATAACCAACATGGCAACTCTCTCTACCGCGTGGCCCACGCTTCTCGATGTGGCCAACCGGCTCGACCCCAACGGATCAATCGCCCAGGTGGCGGAGATCCTCACCCAGTACAACGAGGTCCTCGACGACATCGCCTGGGTGGAAGGTAACCTGCCCACCGGGCACAAGACGACGATCCGGTCGTCCATCCCCGCGGGCACTTGGCGCTTGCTGAACCAGGGCATCACCCCGGTCAAGAGCCAGGCGAACCAGATCATCGAAACGTGCGGCATGCTCGAGAACTACTCCGAGGTCGACAAGGCCCTGGCGCAGCTCAACGGCAACTCCGCGGCCTGGCGTCTGTCCGAGGACAAGGCGATCATCGAGGGGATCTCGCAGTCCCTTTCGACCGCTTTGATCTACGGCGACACCTCGGTCAACCCCGAGCGTTTCGTCGGTCTGACCCCCCGCTACTACGCCACGTCCGGAGCGAACACCTCCGACAACGTGATCAGCGCGGGCGGCGTGGGATCCGACAACACCAGCATCTGGCTGGTCGGCTGGTCCGATCAGACCGTGCACGGCATCTACCCGAAGGGTTCGATGGCCGGGCTCCAGATGAAGGACCTGGGCGAACAGACCCTGTACGACGCCTCGCTGGGTCGGTACCAGGGCTATCGCACCCACTACAAGTTCGACTGCGGACTTGCGGTGCGCGATTGGCGGTTCGTGGTCCGCATCGCCAACATCGACATCAGCGCCCTTGAAACGGCCGGCGACGGTTCCGACACCAGCGCCAACCTGCTCAAGTACATGTCGATGGCCCTCGACAAGTTCCCCCCGATGGGCGGGGTGCGCCCGGTGTTCTACATGAACAACCGGGTCCGCGCGATGCTTCGTGTGAAGCTCGTGAACAAGTCGAACACGTTCCTCACGCTGCAGGATTGGGAAAGCCCGATCTCCGGCTTGAAGCGTCCCGCGCTCACCTTCATGGGTGTGCCGTGCCGCCGTGTCGATTCGATCTTGAACACCGAAGCGGTCGTCTCGTAAGACGCGCTCAACCACCAAAAAGGAGAACATCAACATGATCATCGATTACTTGACGGTGTTGAGCGACGCCCAGGCCGTGACGGCCTCCGCGGCTTCGACCAACGTCATCGACACCCTCGCCGCGGGGCTTGCGCGGCATCCGGGAGCACGGTTCCAGTTCCTCGTCGACACCACGGCTGCGGCCACGGGTGGCGCGTCGAACGTGACCTTCTCGATCCAGGACTCGGCCGACAACTCCAGCTTCGCCACCATCCTGTCCTCGGTGGCGATTCCGAAGGCGACCCTGGTCGCCGGATACGTCGCGTTCGAGGGCGAGCTGCCGTACCACCGTCGCTATGTCCGCGGTTACTACACCGTCGACACCAACGACCTGACGTCCGGCAAGTTCGACCTTCGCATCGTTGAGGCCACCGGCCGCACGATGGACAAGGCGATCTAAACCAACCGGGGCGGGGATCCTTAACCGGGTCCTCGCCCCTCACCTTTCACCAGGAGGATCCCGTCCCATGAAGAAATACATCATCGCCGCGCTGGCGATCGTCGCTCTGTTGGCGACCACGGCTTCGGCCGAGGTTTACAACTTCGGGCAGGGCGATCTCTGGGCACAGCTCAAGTACGCGTTCAACGCCACCACGGGCCACGACCACGATGGAGAAAACTCCAAGAAGGTCGTCGCGCTCGCCAACACCGTGACCGTTGAAGGCGCCACCGAGGACGCGTATGAAACGTCCGTCGCGTTCACCGATCCGACCGCGGACCGCACGGTCACCGTCGCGGATCAGTCCGGAACGGTCTATGTGTCCCCGGCCGCCACGGCGCTCACCGCCGGCGCGTCCGTCACGCTGACCGTCGCCCCAGGCAATCGCCTCTACACGGACACCATCACCACCGACAACCAGGACCAGACGATCACGTTCTCTGGCGCTGGCACGGCCGGTGACCAGGTCACGATCATATTCGTAACGGACGCCGCCGGCTCCGGGGACGAAGTGATCACGTTCCACTCGACGCTTGTGCGCTCGACCGGAACGCTGACCCTGGCCAACGCGGCATCGTCCCGCTACCTCGTGCGCTTTATCAGCGACGGGTCGAAGTGGAACGAGGTATCGCGCACCGCAGTCCAGGCGGCATAATCACATGGCGAGCAAGGTCCAGATATGGAATCTCGCGCTCGGACACCTGGCCCAGACGCCTGTCGACTCCGACACGGAAGAAACGCCCCAGGCCCAAGCGCTTGACCGCATCTGGGACATTGCTCGCCTCGCCGCGCTCTCCGAGATCCCGTGGTCGTTCTGTACGGTTACGGCCACGCTCTCGGAGCTCGCGAGCTACACACCGCCGGACAATTGGATCTACGGGTACCAATACCCGACCAATGCCGTGCGCGTGTGGAAGGTCTACGACCCGACGCTGCTCGGCGGGTTCCTCTCGCCCGTCAGCACACCGCCCGTGTTCCCGATCCCGGACACCAAGAAGTACCTCAAGACCGGCTCCGAGTTCCGCGTCCTTTACGATCCGACGCTGAACAAGAAGGCGATCTGCACGAACGTCGAGGACGCGCTCGGGGAATACACCTACAACCTCCAGGACGTGACCCTTTACGACGCCGCTTTTGTCGATGCCCTGGGATACAAGCTCGCCGCTTTGGTGGCCATGCCCATGACGGGCGACGCCCAGGTGGCGATAAACATGGGCAAGCTCTACCAGAACGCGATCGCGGAGGCCAAGCGGTTATCAAAGCAGGAGAACCAGCAGGGAACGCTGGGTGACTCCGGCCTTGTAGATTCGAGGGGCTGATGCAGGGACCCGTCAGCTTCATCAAGCCGACGTTCGCCGGCGGTGAATTTGCCCCGTCCCTGTGGTCCCGCGTCGACATCCAGAAATACGCGTCCGGCGCCCGCCGGCTTCGCAACTTCACCGTCCAGCCGGAAGGTGGAATCTCCAACCGACCAGGCACCCACATGATCGCGGCAGCCAAATACTCCAACAAGGAGAGCCGGCTGCTTGAGTTCGCATTCTCCACCACACAGCAGTACGCGATCGAAGCGGGTGATCTTTATTTCAGATTTTTCACGGACGGCGGGCAGATTGTCGTAAGCTCGCCGAGCGCATGGCTCACCGCAACCGCATACGCCGTGTCCGACTACGTCACCGAGAGCAGCATCGTCTACCGCTGCTTGGTCGCGCACACATCCGGGACATTCGCCACCGACCTCGCGGCCAACAAGTGGGTCGCCCAAAGCATTTACGAGATCGTGAGCCCGTACACCGAGGACCAGATCTGGGACGTCCGGTACGCCCAGAGCGCCGACGTTTTGTTCATTGCGAACGGGGATGTGAAGCCAAAGACTCTGAGCCGGCTCGGAGAAACGGATTGGGAGGTCGCGGACTACGACTTCCTCGAGGGACCGTTCATGTTGGACAACACCAGCGCGGTCACGATCACCCCGAGCGGGACGTCCGGATCCATTACGCTCACGGCATCGTCGGCAACGTTCTTCACAACCCACGTCGGGGCGCTCTGGAAGGTCCGGCATTACATCGAGGGTCAATCCAGCTCCGTCAGCATCACCACGACCGGCGCCCAGACCGGGATCAAGTGCGGCGGGACCTGGCGGATCATCACCCACGGGACCTGGACCGGCAAGATCAACGTCGAGAAGTCGACGGACGGCGGGTCGAATTGGACCGTGATCCGGACTTTCGCGTCCACGAACGACAACAATGTCAACACCTTTGGAGAGGACTCGAACGACGGGGATCCTTACCTCGTCCGTCTGAACACAACCGCCTTCAGCTCCGGGACAGCGAACGTGGACCTCACGACGGACGCGTTCTACCAGGTCGGCATCGCCAAGATCACCGCCTACACCAGCGCCACCCAGGTCACCGCCACCGTCACCCGCACGATCGGACTCACGACAGCAACGTCCGATTGGGCCGAAGGTGCCTGGAGCGATTACCGTGGATGGCCGGAAACGGTCGTGTTCCACCAGGACCGGCTCGTCTGGGGCGGCAACCGAACGAACCCAGGGACCAGCTGGATGACCGAGAGCGGAAACTACTACAGCTTCAAGCGATCGACCCCGCTCCTGGACACCGACGGAATCACCGTGAACCTGCCCAGCCGGCAGCTGAACAGCATCAACGGGCTCATCCCGCTGCTCGATTTGATCGCGCTGACATCGGCCGGAGAATGGACCATCACCAGTTCCGGCAACTCGCTCACGCCTTCAACCGTGTTCCAGCGCGTGAACGGGTACACCGGATCCTCCGGCGTGTCCCCGCTTGTGATCGGCAGCCGCGCGATCTACGTCCAGAGCTCCGGATCCCAGATCCGCGACCTCGGGTTCAGCTTGGCCGACGACGGGTTCACCGGATCCGTGCTGTCGATTTTCTCGAAACACCTTTTCACCAATTACTCGATCGTGGACATGGCCTACCAACAGGACCCCGACTCCGTCGCCTGGTTCATTCGGTCCGACGGGACGCTCCTGTCACTCACCTACCTGCGCGAACAGGAAGTCCTGGCCTGGGCCTGGCACGACACGGTCGGCACGTTCAAGTCATGTGTTTCGCTCCAGGCCACCGGATACAACCAAATGTGGTTCATCGTGGAGCGCGAGAACGGCGTCTACATCGAAACCCTGGACCAGCGCATGGCGTCGGACGAGCCGGCAGATCAATTCTTCGTGGACTCCGGGCTCACATACTACGACCCGAAGGTGATCAGCGGGGCAACGAAGGCGAATCCTTGTGTGCTCACGATCACCGCGCACGGATACTCGAACGGCGACTTGATCGACGTCGAGGATGTGGTCGGAATGACGGAGCTGAATGGGAACCGATACAAGGTCAAGAACGTCGCAACGAACACCGTCGAGCTTACGGATCCAGACGACGACGCGAATATCAACTCAAGCGCTTACACGACCTATGTGTCGGGAGGCACCGCAGCCAAAGCGATCTCGACCATGACCGGCCTGGACCACCTGGAGGGCCAGGAAGTGGCCGCGCTGGGCGACGGGTCCGTGCTCTACAACTACGACGAGCCGGCCACCGTGACGAGCGGCGACATAACGATCGACCCGCCGTGCTCGAAGATCCACGCCGGCCTCCCGTACCTTTCGGACCTGGAAACTCTGAACATCGACTTCTCCGGCGACTCCGGAACCATCCAGGGCAAGCGCGTCCGAGTGACGAAGGTCACGATGCAGATCCTAAAGAGCCGCGGCGGGTACATCGGCCCCAACTTCACGTCCATGCGCGAAGTCGCCAACACATTCCCGGCGTTCTACGACGAGGCCGCCCCGCTTTACACGGGCGACATTTACGCCACGCTCATCGGGGGCTGGGACACCGGCGGCCGCATTTGTGTCCAGCAGCGCGACCCGCTGCCGATGCAGATCCTGGCGATCATCCCGACCGTCACAGTCGGTGGAGTGAGCACGGTCCAATGATCCTAAAAACCCAGACCCCAGGACTGATCGTCAAAGTCGCTGAGGAGGAGGACATCAAGCCGCTCGCAAACTTCATGCGCGGCGAGGACGTCCGGGAGATTTGGAAAAGCCACATGCTGTCACCAGAGGCCGCTCTCCGAGTGGGTCTGGAAGATTCGACAATGGCCTTCACCGCGCATTGGAAAGAATGGCCCGTCGCCATGTTCGGCGTCGTCGAGGAGTGCGACCAGGCAAACATGGCGACCGTTTGGATGTTGGGATCCTTTCAGCTCCGAGAGATCAAGCTCGGATTCGCCAGGACGTCAAGACTCATGATCGAAAAGTTCCACCAGGTGTATGACGTGCTTTATAATTACGTTGACATCCACAACACCGCCTCGATCGATTGGCTGAAGCGATGCGGCGCGGAGTTTGAACAGGCGGCGCCTTACGGACCGTTCGGTCACCCGTTCAAAAAGTTCACCTTGAGGAGAAGGTAATATGTGCGCACCCGCATTGATCGTCGGAGCGATGGGCATGCAGCTTGGCGGCGCCGCGTACACCGCCTATCAGCAGAACCAGGCCGGGAAAGAATCCCAAAAATACTACAACTACCTGTCCGAGCAGAATAAGATCGCGGCTGGGGAAGCCAAGAAGCAGGGCGACCGTGAAGCCACCGCGGCCCAGACCGAGGGCGCGTTTGAATCCAAGCGCCTGGGCCGGAACGTCCGGCAGTTTGCAGCCAGCCAGATTGCAGCGGCCGCAGCCAATAACATCGGAGGCGGATCCGTGACGACCCAGGACCTGGCGCTGGACACATTCGAGAAGGGCAAGCTGGACCAGATGGCCATCCGATACAACGCCGACCAGAAGGCGTGGTCCGCCCAGACCGGAGCGGCTTACCAGGCGTGGGACCTTGAGAACCAGGCCACCCAGAACCGGATCTCGGGCGTCCAGGCCCGCCGCACGGCCGCCAGACAGGCGAATGCGACCCTCCTGGGCGGGGCGACCCAGGCCGCCGGCACTTACGCGACCTACAAAACATACGGGGGATAACGATGGCGATCAAGGTGCCCGTCTACCAGGAGCAGGTCAAAGAACAGCCGCAGGTGCCACAGGCCCCGCGGATCACCGCCGCTCCGGCCTCCGCCTTCGGGATCCAGGAAGCCCAGGCCGCAGGGCAGATGGGCGAGGCCGTCAACAAGCTCGGGACCCAGCTCGCGACACATCTGATCGAGCAGGAGAAATGGAAGGCCGAGCAAGCCGCCTACGACGCCGCCAACCGCTTCCGACAGGAATCGACCGCGCTGCTTTACGACCAGACGCCGATCCCGATGAAGGGCGTGGACGGGAAGGAATACCAGATCCCTTCCGGTATCTTGAACCGCAAGCTCACCCAGGCAGACGGATCGCTTGTCGACTTCAACACCCGGATCACCCCGATCAGAGAGAAGATCGCCAAAGACCTCCAGAACCCCTATGCCCAGCGCATGTTCGCCCGCCAGGCGGCGACCTACGAGGAGGGGTACCGGAATGCTGTGGTGCGCCACCAGGCCCAGGAATACAACAGCGCCGTGGTCGGGACGTTTGAAGCCGCGATCGAGGCCGGCAAGGCAGACGCCGGGCAGGTGACGGATCCGCTCCAGCTCAACACCATCATCGCCCGCGACGGAGGCATCCTGGACACGGTCGAGCGCCTCGGGAAGTTTAAGGGCGAAACCCCAGCCCAGATAGCCGTGCGCCGCGCCAAAGCGATCTACGACGCCACCGACAACGCGGCCGTCAACACACTCATGCAGACCGGCGACATTACGAAGGCCCAGGCGGTCATGGACTCCGTGAAGGACCAGATCCCGGCCGACAAGTTCAACGACCTGGACGACAAGCTCAAGCGGGTCAACAAGCGCCTTTCGACCGAAGCCGGGGAAACGATGCGCTTCGCCAAGACCGGCGTCGAGATGGAGATCGCCCGCAAGGTCGCGTCCGGTGAGATCAGCAACATCACCGACCTGGACAAGCTGGCCTACGGAACCGACGGCGTGACGCCGATCGTGGGTCGGGACTTTTACGTCAGCCAAATGAAGGCGATCCAGACCCCCAAGAAATACACCACGGCCCAGAAGAACCTGGCCTATGAGAACGTGATCCAGGAATACTACGGTCTCAAGCCCACGATCGACCCGGAGAACCCCGCAAGTCTTGGCGTGGTCGAGTTCAACGACGACAAATCAGCCGAGAAGATCATCGCGTTCCGCGAAAAGCTCACCACGATGGCCGACCGTTTCGAGCCCGGCGTTTACCAGGATCTGGTGAAGCGCACCGAGGCCGCATACCAGGAAGCCAAGAAGAACCCGGAGAAGTTCAACACCGGCCACAACCTCATGCGCGGGGCCATCCGGACTATCATGTCCGTGGGCGGGGTGGCAGGGTTCTCGGCCGTCGCGGTGCCCCTGTTTTTGAAGCGCATGGAGAACCAGAAGCCGGCGCCCGAGAACGTGTCCGCAGCGCTCCGGCAATCCTTGGCGGACGCCGCAAACACCACCAACCCCGGATCCATGCTGCGCGAGAAGCCCACAAACTACACCGTAAACGGCGCCGGAAACCTTTCCTACTCCTACCCGCTCCCGTCCGAGGAGCCAGCGGATGTGACATCCAAGCCAGAGCGCATCCGCGTCAGATTCAAGAAAACAGGCAAGGTCGGAACCATCCCCAGGGAGCAATATGACAGCGCCGTCTTTGACCTCGCCTGACGAGCAGAAGTACGGATTTATCCCAGAGCCTCCAGAGGAGGCGCGGTACGGTTTTGTGCCAGACGGCTCACCGCTTCCGGCCGAGGAGATGGAGAACATCCTGGCCGAGGACAAGAACATGGTCATGGGCATGCCGAAGGGCGGCGACCTTGACGAGATCAACCTCCGTGCGCTGACGACGATCTACCAGAAGCCGAAGGAATCGTTCATGCTCGGGATCCCCGACGGATTCCAGGACATCCTGCAGGGGCAGGGCGCCGGGCTCGCAGAGATGGTCAAGTCTTTCGGCGGCAACCTACGCACATTTTCAGACGCAATGGACACTCCAATCACGAAAGAAGAGTTTTCATCTTTCATGATGCCGTTTAATCCTATCTACAAGCAGAGCCTGATGGACAGCTTCAAAGCATTTGACCCCAGAGAGCGCCAGGACATGACGATTCGGTTCGCAGCCCGAGGTGTCCAGAAGGTCGCCGACTTTATCAGCGGAATCGATGATTGGGCAGTCGACGTTTATAATCAGGGTAAGCGGATTCAAGGCGATCAGGACTTCAGCGTGAGCCCGTCCCGTGCCATGAGTAAAACAGCCGACCGACTCCAAAATTGGTCAAAAGATTTTATCGAAAGATTGGATTTGAAATCCGACACGGACAGTCCGTACAACGACGAGATGATCAAGCCCGAACAGCCGGTGAATCAATTCCTCGAGGAGCTCCGGTTCGGGTATGGCCAGGCGACCGTCAGCCTCGCGGAGTCGCTGGCGCTGCTCGCCATCACCAAGAACCCCCACGTGGTCGCCAGCGTGTTTTCCGTTCAGTTTCAGGGCGGCAAATACCAAGAGCTCATCGACCGAGGCATGGACCCAAAGAAAGCAAGGATCAATTCAGTCCTCGCCGCCGTGCCTCAATACGCCCTGGAATATTACGGTAGCGAAATCTGGATGAACGCCCTGACCGGCAGCAAGCAAGTGGAGAGAACCGCGATCCGGATCGGGGACGAAGTCATTCAAGAAATGCTTCAGCAGGGATCCGAGATCGGAACCGATGCACTCGTTGGCATCAACAAAACCCCTGAAGAAGCGGCCAAAGAAATAGGTATGGCCGGGCTTCTGGGCTTGTTGGCCTCCGCGCCGATGGCCGTCGTCTCCGGTCACTTTGAGGAAAACTCCTACTTCGGGCAGGTTCGCAAGAACTACAACCTGAACGACGAGCAAGCCGGGGCGATCTTGGAGAAGCGGGCCAAAGCCCGGATCAAAGAAGTCCAGCAGCACATGGCCAAGAAGATGAACGAGGAGCTCGCCGAAGCCGAGATCTCACTCGCCAAAGACGGCCCTCCTCCAGCCAGGGTCGAAGTCACCCCAGAGATCCAGCGCGAGAACAACATCGTCCAGCTTGAAGAATTGCGCGACATCCAGAACGAGCTCGAATTCTACGCCGACCAGCTCGGCAGCCCGCAGGAAGCCCAGCAGTACCGGGAGGGTGTGGCCCAGGAGATCGCGCGGCTTGAGGCCGTGCTTGGGGTGCCGGCCCAGGAGGTGAGGTTCAGCCGGAAGGGGCAGCAGGAGCAGGTCAAGACGCCGGCGTTTAAGAAGTGGTTCGGGAAATCAAAGGTCGTTTCCGCGGACGGCAATCCGATGCGCGTCTATCACGGCACCCCAGCGCAGTTCAGCGCATTCAAGACTGATGGTTTCACAGCGCACTTCGGCACCAAACAGGCCGCCAACGACAGGGTCATGGACGGAGAATCAGCAGAGAACAACGAGGGCGTTAGCATAATGCCCGTTTATCTCGCGATCAAAAACCCGCTTGATTTTTCAGACATCGGAGATTTTAACGATGTTGAGATGTGGCACGAATACCTGGGCCCGGCCAATTACGAGATATTCACGGAGCAAGAACTCAAAAAGCTGGACACCATAGAAAAAATTAAGTCGGCGCTCATCAAGAAGGGGTATGACGGTGTTAAATACTCCAACTCTTTTGAAGGGGAAAAGGACGGCACGGAAAGCTACATAGCGTTTTATCCAGAACAGATCAAGTCCGCCACCGGGAACCGAGGAACATTCGACTCGAAGAATCCAGACATCCGATTCTCCCGCCGCGACCAAAACAAGCTCGGCTTCTACTCCGCCGCGATCCGCGCGATCGAGGACAAGATGCCCAAGACCGCGACCCGCCAGCAGGTCATGAACATCCTCAAGAACACCCCTGGGGTGAAGGCCGCGGAGGTCGAATCAATGGACCTATACTCCTTCCCCGAGGAAGGCGACATGAACGCGCCTTTTGAGAAACAGGCCCTGCTCGGATGGATGCGGGAGCACATGGTCACGATCGAGGAGGAGATCCTGGGCGGCGCGAAGGGCAAGCAGATCCAGGAGAAAGACTTCCCGCCGGAGCTCGAGCGGCTTCTGATCGGTTATGACGACGGAGCGATCAATATCAAAGAGCTTGAACAAGAGGCCGAGAAGCTCGGATACAAGATCGAGTACGACATGGATTTTGAAATCACCGGCGTATGGGAAACGGACAAAGAGCCGACCAGGCATCAGACCTACCGGACCAAAGGCGGCACCGATTACCAGGAGCGGCTTATCAAGGTCCCGGCGGTCGCGATCACGAAACTGCCGGCAGGTTACTCGATCCAGCCGATGCAACAGAAGGTGGACGACATCAAGCTCCCGGAGCCCGTATACCAGGCAGATCTGCCGGCAAGCGGCTGGACTTCATTCCCGACGAAAGAAGCTGCCGACGCGGCCAGCGGAGGAATGAGATCTCTCCAGCGGGCTGTTTACACAACCGAGGTCAATGGCAAGCCATATAAAGTCACGGTGTCCCAGTGGGCATACGCCACGGGTCAGAACGACATCACGGTGTTTGACCTGGAAAAAGTCAACGGAGGCGAGCTGGTCGAAAGCGGGCACTACAACCGTCTGACGGCGACCAGGAAATCCCCGAGGCAGGTGCTTTTTAATTACGTCTACGGTGAATCGGCCAGGTGGACCCTCGTCGGCCCGTCCGGGGTCGGAACGATCATCCACGGCGACCTCACCGAAGAAGAAGCCACCAAAGAGGCGATCGACCGACTGCTGACGGATGAACAGCGGACCGCAAGAAAAGGGTTCACACACAGCCATTGGCCGGGCAAGGTTAACGTAGCCGTCCACGAACGCGGATCCACATTCCAGATCGGCGGCAAAAAGATTTATGTGATCCATGAGCTCCAATCCGACTGGTCGCAGAAAGGTCGGAAAGAAGGGTGGATGGGCGACCCGCAGCCAGCCCAGCTGAAGCGCGGATTTGAGATGCGCCGGCTCACCGAGGCAGATCTCGAATCAATGGACGATGATGCGGCGGTCGGGGATTGGGCGCTTTTTGAAACCAAGCCGGGCAGCGAGCCGGTCATGCCTTTGTCGATCGGAGGCAAGCGCACCAAAGAACAGGCCATAGCAGACCTTTATGAGATCGCCACCGACGCCGCTGACCCGGACATGTTCTTTGAAGAACGTGCCAAAGGCACCGTCCCAATACACCCGCTCCGAGACGTGGTCATTGACCTCGCGCTGAAGCGCGTCCTCCGCTGGGCGTCCGACAATGGATTCGACGGCATCGCGGTCGAAACCGGGGCTCTACAATTTGAGCGCTGGGGAAGCGAGGAAATCGCCTGGGTTAAAGATGAGGCGGGCAGCTGGCGCGTCCACGCCTCCGAGCAAGTGGGCGGGAACGCCGGCGGTGTCGACATCGAGGGCGAGGCCAGGGCCCGCGGGATCCTCAAAGAAGAAAAAGGCAAGACCGTAAGAACCTGGGACGAGCTGCACAAGATCATTAAAAACGTGCTGTCCCGCGACCACAGCAAAGAACAGATCAACAAGGTGACCGACCGCGTGTGGGCCCGGATGCAGACCGAGGACGCCGGGACCACGATGCCCAGGAAAGAAGGACTCGAGTACGCCTACGACAAGGTGATCCCGACGGCCATGAGCAAGATAGCCAAAGCGGCCACCGGAGGCAAGTGGGGCGGAAAGATCGGCGAGATCGAGGTCGGATCAGACGAGTCCGGAAAGAAGGCCAATAAAACCGTCCCGGATCTGTCGCCATTGAAGGATGACGACGGAGCATTCAACGGTGCCGAGGAATTCCAAGACGGATCCAGACCGCTGATCGGAAGCCAAAGGATGAGATATGACGGAAAGACGGTGGAAGTTCAGATTATCGTCCACGCCACCGGGATCTCGTTTATAACAGCCGAAGGTGAGGGGGACGCGGCAGAATTTACAATCCCCTGGAACTTGCGCGTTATACGCAGTCAGAATCAAGCCAAGAATTTATTTGAAGTTGTCTGGAAAAATAATGATTTCTCAAGACGATTGGCCGAGGCGTCTCAAGAGAGACTGAGTCTACCGCTGTCCGAGAAGCCGGTGCAGATGCACCACTTGGAGCTCACCCCGGAGATCCGCCTCGGCGTCCAGCAAGGCCAGGCCCTATTCGCCCGCGGTGCCGACGGCTTCTCAACCGCCCAGCAGGTCCAGAACAAGATCGACCAGCTCTCCAAAGGCATGGGCAACCTACCGGAGATCCTGATCTTCCAGACCGCCGAGGAAGCGTTCATGGCGACCGGCCAAAAGATACCGGAGGACGCAGAGGCGTTTTTCCGTCCGAGGATCGGAGGCCGCGACCAGATCATCCTGGTGGCCGAGCGTCTGGCGCCGGACCGCGTGGCCTTTGTTTTTTACCACGAGCTGGTCGGACACTACGGACTCCGGTCTTTGTTTGGCATGAAGTTCAACGACGCCATGAAAGACATCCACGACCGCAGCCCCAAGATCCGCGCCCGGGCCAAAGCGATCATGGACAAGTACGCGGAGTACGACCAGGCCACCGCGACCGAGGAAGCGCTGGCGGACGAAGCGGCGGAGCTCGCCAAAGAGGAAAAATACCCAAGCTGGTGGCAGACGGCGATCTCACGGCTCCGTCAGCTGGCGCGAAATCTCGGTGTTGAACTCGAGCTCACCGACACCGACCTGAACCTGATCCTGGCCGACGCCAGACGGATGGTCGAGAAGAAAAGCCCGGACACAGAACTTACGGCAAAACAAGTTCTGGATGCCTACAACGCCGCGCTCGCCGATGCCGACGACGCCAAAAGGGAGATGGAGGACCTACAGCCGGCTGTGGACTTCATGAAAGAGCACAAGCTCGTCCCGACCCCGGGTCTTGAGGAAGATTTCAAATGGGCCCAGATCCCGCGGGCCTTTAAGGCCGCAAAGGGCGAACGCGGCCAGACGCTGGACCAAGTCCTTCGGGCGCTCAAGGACGACGACCAGAAGGGCCGGATCCCACAGTTTGACAACGAGGCCCAGCTGGCCGAATACATGATCCAGCTCTGGCAGTCATACACCTACGCCAGGGCCCGCAGCCGTAAGCCGGCGCAGCCCCGCCTTCGCCAGCAACCCACCATAACCAGCGCTGCATGGCTGAAACGGCGGGAAGCGGTGCTACGGGCCCGCCAGGCGGGTAAAAAGGCCGGTTCCGACCAGGTCAGTTATTTGATGTTAAAACAAGATATGCGCCGACTCATGTCCGAAGAAGTGCTAAATGCCAGAATTGGGGAGCTGAAGCAGCGGATCCGTGACATCAAGACCCGGACCCTGGCCGAACGGGAAGCCGCCAGGCAGGGGTACTACGAGAAGCAAGCCGACGCCAAGCGGGCGATCATGTGGAAGATCCAGCGCAAGGAGGCCGTGGCCAAGTCGATCGAGGAATACATCACCGACAACCTGCCGGTCGAGAAGCGCGGCCAGCTGCTCAAGGTCGCCCGCGCCGCCGGCACCAGCCAGAAGGCCATCGCCAAAGCATTTGATCGCGTCCAACGTGCCGTAGACGCTTACATCCGGCAGCAGACGATCGCACAGATCAAGAAGCTCGCCCAGAAGGCCCAGGCCAAGAGCGTTGCCGTGGACTACCGAAACGCCGTGGACCGGATCGTGGAGGACCTGGACTTCCAGAAGCCGACCGCCCAGACCCGCGCCCGGCTCGCAAAGCTCAAGAAATACATCGACGAGAAGCTCGCGGCCGGCGAGGACCCCGGCGTCGGCAGGGACGAGTACGAGGCGCTCCGCCGGCTTGAGAAGGTCTCGGTCGCGGAGCTCACCCAGCTGGACCTCTTAAACATCATGGACCGGATCGCGCTTTTAATCCGGGTCGGACAGACCAAGCGGGAGCTACTTAAAAACCGATGGGACACGGACAAGTCAGCAGCCCTGGACATCCTCCGTGCCGAAGCCAGGAACCTCGGGAAGCTCGGGGCCAAGCAATCCATGATCCGGACAAAGATCGGCGGATCCGAGATCGCAGACAACACCTGGCAGGACATCCGCGCCGGGCTCCGCAAGGCCGACTGGTCGCTCCTTCCGATGGACGCCTTCATCGACATGCTGGACGGATACAAGGACTACCGTGGCGCGAATTACCGGATCTTCAAGAACCGGATCGACCGCTCATTCCAGAATTACCTCGACTTGAAGGACCGGCTGGTCCGGCCGCTCACGGAGCTCGGTGAGAAGCTGAAGCTGACCGAGGAAAACTACTACCACATCGGGGTATTTGCCGCCGATGAACAAGAGGACGGCCGGAAGAAGCTCCTGGCCTACGCCGAGGACGAAACCGAAGCGGCGTTCCTGGAGAAGATCATCGACGAGATCAAGGCGAACATGACGGCCGCGGAAATGAAGTGGTATCACGAAGCCAGGCAAACCCTGGACGCCCTCCGGCCGCAGATCGCCCAGGTCATGCGGAAGGTCTACAACAAGGACCTGGCCGAGGTCAAAAATTACTTCCCGTTCATGATGAACTTTGACGCCATGTCGGACACCGAGATCGAGAACCGATTCGGGGACTCCGTCGAGATGTTCGGAAAGAAGCCGAAGGGTGACGTCAAGAAGGGATTCACCGAGGAGCGTGTCGGCGGGACGTTCAAGGTCCGGCTGAACGCCCTGGACATCATGACCCAACACCTGGACAACGCGACGTACCTGGTGGAGATGGGCGAATCGATCAAGTTTTTACAGGAGATCGCGAAGGGCAACGACTACAAGGGGATCGTGGGCCAGGACGCCCAGGACTTCATGACCCAATGGCTGTCCCTGCTCGCCAAGAAGGGCGCTCTCAAGCGCGACGGGGGGCTCGACTACGCCCGCCGCCTGGCCGGGATCTACGCCCTCGGTTTCCGCCTTTCGACCGGCTTGATCCAGGCGACAGCTCTCATGGACGGCGCCACCTACATCGGGCCCTGGGTCGTGAACGGCATGACAAAGATGACCGAGGATCCCTGGCGGAAGTTCATCCTCGACAACATGGCCGAGCTCCGCGACCGCGTCGGCGACGACCCGGCGATCGCGCAGCTTGAGTTTGTCGCCGCGCCCCAGAACCTGGCGGACGTGGTCAAGGTCCTCCAATCCAATACCACGAAAATCGGGTACGCGCACATCCGCTGGATGGACTCGATCGTCGCGCAATCCGTCGCGGGCGGGGCGTACTTGAAATATATGAGCGACCACAAGCTCGAGGTCGACTTGGAGAACCCGAACCAGGACGCGATCAACTACGCCCAGCTCGTCCTCCGTAGGACCCAGGCGTCCACTTTCGTCAAAGACCTCCCGGCAGCGATCTCCCGCGGAGCGCTCACCGGCGACAGCGTGTCCTGGGGCAAGCTGGTATTCCAATTCCAGACCTTCATGTTAAGCCGCTGGAGCATTTACCGGAACGACATCGTCATGGCCGGAATCAAGGGCAAGCGGCTCGAGGCGATCAATAAGCTGATGATCCTTTTAATGGCGGCATTTGTGGAAGTCCTCATCCGCCGCGGCGTGAATATCTTTCAGGAAGGCGCGATCGACATGATGCGCGAGCTCATGGGCCGGCCGCCAGCGGACGATGATGATGACGACGACTCGATCCTCGAGGAGTGGTTCTCGTCGATCTTCCGAAACGTCCCGATCGTTGGACCGGCTGTCGACTCGCTCAAATACGGCAGTTTCCCAATCCCGGCGGTAGAGATCCTGGCCAGCCCACTCGAAACAGCGAGCGCTCTCATGAGATCCAGGAAGCCGGCAGCGGTGCAGCGGAACCTCTCGCGCCTGGCGGTCCAATCAGCCGGGATGGTTTTCGGCGGGGGCGGACAGGCGGACCAGATCGTTAAACAGTTTTTGAGCGATTGACGCTGATATAATTATCCAGGGGGAACCATGACAGTCGCAGCCACAAACAATAAAGACATCTACTCGGCGAATGGGGTCCAAAGGAATTGGGACATTACGTTCCCGTTCCTCTCCGCGATCGGAGCCGACATCGAGGTCTACATCACAGACGTCGCAAACGACGGCGCCGACACCCTCCTGGACTCGAACTACGAAGTGGACGTGGACAACAGCCGCGTCGTTTACCCGACGGTCGTGTCGGGCCTTCCGCTTTTGCAGACCGGCTGGTCGATAACGATCAGACGCGTCGAGCCGCTCACCCAGCAGACGAACCTCCGGCCCCAGGGAGCGTTCAGCTCCGCGAACATCGAGGCCGCGCTGGACAAGCTGACCATGATCACCCAGCAACACGAAGAAGCTCTCGGGCGGTGTGTTCAATATCCCGTCAGCCAGGATCCGGATTCGACCGATACAACCGAGTTTTTAACGACGATCCTGGGGTACCGCACGGACGCCCAGACGGCAGCGACCACGGCGACCGCGGCGGTGGCTTCCACGGCGGCGAGCGCAGCATCGGCGACAGCGAGCGCCAGCGCAGCATCCAGCTCGGCGTCTGCAGCATCAGCGAGCGCGAGTGCAGCGTCCGCATCGGCCTCGGCCGCTTCTTCCAGCGCCTCCGCAGCTTCAACGAGCGCAACGACCGCCTCGACCCAGGCCACAAATGCGGCGTCGAGTGCTTCAGCGGCATCTACCAGCGCTTCCACGGCAACGACCCAAGCGTCCAATGCTTCGAGCTCCGCCAGCGCGGCATCCGCCAGCGCCAGCGCCGCGTCGTCCTCGGCATCTTCTGCCAGCGTTAGCGCCGCCGCAGCGGCCCAAAGCGCGATCGACGCCGCGGCCGCAGCGGCCGGGGTCCTGGCGAACCCAATGACCACAGCCGGAGATACCATCTACGCGACGAGCGGCGGGACGCCAGCACGGCTCGCCAAGAACGCCTCGGCAAACACGGTCCTCCACAGTGGGACCGTTCCGTCCTGGTCGGCTGTCGTTGAGGCGGACATTACGCTCGCGGACAATACGACCAATGACGTGAGTACCACGAAGCATGGTTTCGTTCCAAAGGCGCCGAACGACACAGCCAAGTATTTTAGAGGGGATGCAACTTGGGCTACCTTGAGTGCGAGTGGTCAGCTCATCGATATGCAGGTTTTCACGGCGAGCGGAACTTGGACGAAGCCGGCGGGAACCGGAAAGGTTATCGTTGAGGTGATCGGAGGTGGCGGAGGTGGTGGGTCAACCGTAACCACTACACGCAGAGGTGCAGGTGGCGGCGGTGGAGGCGGATATTCAAAAAAATTGGTAACGTCTCCAGGGGCAACTGAAACCGTTACGATAGGTGCTGGTGGTAGTGGGGGTTCTGGTGGAACTCCCAATAATGGGTCCTCTGGTGGGACGTCATCGTTTGGGTCACATTGTTCGGCTACCGGCGGTTCCGGTGGTACTGCCGCAGCATTAGATAGTGCTCAGAACGCAGGCGGTTCGGGAGGTGCCGGAGCGAGCGGTGATGTAAATTTGACAGGGGGAAGCGGGAATCGGGGCCTGGGAAATGGGGCAAATACACTGTCTTATGGTGGCGGTGGGGGTACTTCCGGCCCGTATGGTGTTCAAGGTCCCGAAAATAACAGTTCTCACGGAGCCGCTGGAATCGGATATGGAAGCGGCGGTCAAGGCGCGGGAATTGGAGATGGTAATGGTGGTGCTGGCACAGCAGGAATCGTCATCGTTTATTCATTCACATAAGGTGAACCATGATTAAAACCATGATCGTAATCGAAAACGGAATCGTAACCAACCGGGTCGTGATCGACACGGACAAGCCATACACTCCACCTGTCGGATCACTCGTGGATGATGACACCTATCAAATCGGAGAGGTCTATCCAAGACCTGAGTAAATATGGCAATCAACCTCTCCCAAATGAAGGACATCGGCCGGCAAGTCGGCATCCAAAGGGATAAACTCCCGGTCTACGAGTCTTATCAGGGCACAGGGAACCATGATGAAACCTTCCCCGTGAACATGAGAGAGGTTTTAATCTCGAACGACTCGACTACGGATGACCTCACTATCCAGGTAGTAGGTCCGGCCTCTTTGAACATCACGATCACGGTCAAGGCATACGAGGTCTTGGATGAGCGGTTCCCCGAGTTTAGCGGCGTATCGATCGTGGCAACAGGGGCATGGCGGTTCCTCGTCAGGTCAGGACTCATCGCATGAGCTTGGTTAAACGTCCAATCCCAGGAGCAACGCTCGATGTGCCTCAGACAGGATGGCCTGATCCATCGAATTACTCTGTCGATAAAACTTTTGATGCCAGCATGACGACCATCAACGAGCTTGCGAATGTCGTTGCCACCCTGATCATGGCATTAAAGACCGCTGGAATCTTGGATGATTTTGGTGCGGGCGAGGCGATGGGCGTGCTCGGTTTAACTTACGCATAAGGAGATTTTATGGCTGATGATTTTACAATAAGTCAAGGATCGGGAGCCACGATAAGAGCGATCGAAAAGTCGAGCAAGAAGTCGCAGGTCGTGGTGTTGGATCTTGGCGGATCCGGCGCGGAATCGTTGCTGACAGGTACCCTTCCCGTTTCCGTGGCTTCCCTTCCCCTGCCTTCAGGAGCTTCTACCGAATCAACGCTTTCATCCCTCAATGCGAAGGTCACGGCGGTCAACACGGGTGCGGTAGTCGTATCGTCAAGTGCTCTGCCTTCAGGGGCTTCCACGGCTGCCAAACAACCCGCCTTGGGTACGGCAGGATCCGCCTCGTCTGATGTGATCACGATTCAGGGTATTGCCTCGATGGTCGCCGTCAAGGTCGATGGCTCGGCGGTCAATCAACCCGTTGTCGGAAATGTCGCCCATGACGGAGCCGACTCAGGGGCTCCGATCAAAGTAGGTGGCAGGGCAAGAAGCTCTGAGATCACGGCCGTTGCATCTGACGATAGAGCCGACTTCATATCTGACCTCGTAGGCAAGCAGATCGTCCTGCCGTATGCGAACCCTGAGAACTTTGTGTCAGGATGCATTTCAACCGCCATGACGGGAACGACCTCAACCTCCCTCATCGCCGCTCCAGGTGCGGGTCTGAGAAATTACATCACTCAGATCACGGTGAGCAACTCCCACGCAACTGTCGGAACCGACATCATCATTCAAGACGGAAGTGGCGGAACGACCCTTTATGTGATTCCTGCCGCGGCGGTCTACGG